AACGAAAAAAGAGCTGCAAGCGCGCATTGGCCTGCAGCTCCATCATTTTCTCTCGGTTTCAATATTCCTCTTCGTTGAAGAAGAAATCTTCCTTACTGGGGTAATCCGGCCATATGTCCTCTATGCTTTCGTAGACCTCGCCTTCATCCTCCATTTCTTGCAGGTTCTCGATCACCTCGAGCGGGGCGCCGGAACGTAGAGAGTAGTCAATCAACTCGTCCTTGGAGGCAGGCCAAGGGGCATCTTCCAGTTTGGAAGCCAACTCTAATGTCCAATACATGAAGTCTCCTTTTTTATACTGTTTAGATTGTCATTTATCCTTCTCTCCGTGCAGGCGAAGTGCCCCCACGTGAAAGGCGCGCAAAAGTAGACTTAATATAATCACTTGCAAGCCATAAGCGAGGAATGGAAAACGAAAAGCGAAAAATGCCGGATGCGTCCCTGTCATCATGCCGCATGACGAGACCAAAATGGCCATTGAGACGCCGTCATGTCGCATGACGAGACCAAAATGGCCATTGAGACGCCGTCGTGTCGCATGATGAGACCAAAATGGCCATTTATAATCCGCCAATCAAAAAGTACAAGGTTTCCAATCAAAAAGTACAAAAACGGGACGTGTTTTTCGCGCCCCGTTTTTTGTATCCCTTTCACACCTCGAAAGGGGGTATTTTCACCCCTTTTGATTGTCTACTTTACTTCTTGGAAGGTCGTCGAGTAGATCAGATTGAATACGACAATCTTATTGCTGCGTGTCTGCATTGTGGCACGGCTGCGGCTGAGGGCGGAAACCGTATCGCCCAGCGTCTCACCTTGGAGGGCATCGTGTAGCTTTTCCACCGTGTCGAGCATTTGCAGGGCCATGTCGCGCACCTTTTCAGGGGCGTGATTGTGCGTTTCGCCAGCCGGCGGAAAGGCCACGCGTAGGGTGATGTCAGCCATCACCAATTGCGTATTCACTTCCACGGCGAGGTCACGGCAATTCGTGTAGTCGATACTCAGCAGACAGCAAGGCCATTCCACGGGTGGGCGTTCGCTGGATGCGCTCAGCTGCCCGCGGTCGAAGTCTATAAAACGAATCTCGGGCACACACTGCCCGATTCGGTCGCATAAAGCGATAAACAGTTCCTTATTCATTGCCTCTATTCTATTGGATTACAGTATGCCATCGATGGCCTCATCGAGACGCTTTTTGATGCGGTCGGCCATGTCTCGAGAATAGCCCATGAATTGCCGCCTGGGGATATTCATGTGACGCGTGTGCGCCTTTACCGTGCCCGGGGCATCGCCTGCATCCGCCTTTTTCTTATTCGCTTTGCCCTTCGTGCTGCGCACGTAGGACTGTATAGCCACATCCCCCTCGAACCCCTCATTGTGCACTTGTGCGTAGGGCACTTGGGCATTACCGGCTGAGATGACGACCTTATCCGGCCCCACGTAGGCGGGACGGATACTATTCATCAGATTACCGCTTTGCACCAATAGGGAGCCGCTCTTTTTCGGTCTGCCTGGTATCCACGGAGATCCATCGAACCCTTTCACGGCAAAGCGCTCTTTGTAATACTCTACGGCTGTCTCTGACACAATGGCAGGCGCAGTGCTCAAAATCTTTTCCGGTAACGCCTTCAAATAATTCTTGAACTCATCTATATCCATATTCTGTTCCCAGTTTCGTTGTATATTTGCATTGAAGTTTGCAGCCACGGTTAAGGCCTAAGGTCAACACCTCGGGGATGTAAGGGGGTTCAGGCCGACTGTAACAGCTACAGCGTGAGATGCAAATCAATCCCCATCATAAGCCGGAGTCCATCCGGCTTATTTTGTTTTCAGGGCTTTCTTAATCAGCAACCCGCGACGCACATTCTTATCCCTTAGTACATACCACGATTTTAGCATCAGCTTCGCTCGTTCAACTTTTCCAATCACGGCGATCGCCTCATCTTTGTAGTATTTGATCATTATGTAATTGTTGACTGCCCTCACATGGGTGTTCCTATCTTTTCGATCTCGACCAAGCCACACTTCATCAGGCGCATCAGCTACTTCCCGGATGGTATTCAAAAACTCAGTGCGGAAAGCCCGTTTCTTTACTGTATCTGTAGAGTGTGCAGTAAACGCCTTCTTTGTCATCTGCCACACACGGCCGACATAGTCTTTCACCTTCAATAGTTCCATGCCGGCCTCAATGACTTTATTCGCATCAAACCATTCTTCCGGTGATCCTTTGTATTTGGGTACCTCTTTTTTTGCTTCCTCTTTTAGCACATCGATCGATCCCTCAACGCCCCATTCTTCCGGGGTGATCTGCTCGATCGTTTTATCCGGCATATCCGTAAAGTTGCGGATATACATCTGATTCTCCGTGAACACCGCGGCCTCAATAGCCCGATTGATGCCGAATCCCTGTGTCTCGCACCGTTTCCATTCGGGCGATTCAAGGTATTCGTCGCATTGCGCACGCATTGTATTCATATCTAATTCGGCCGCCTCGTGTCTCATTCTGGGAGTAATGTAGCAACGGCAGTTCCACCCGTTGGGTGGCATAATCTTTTGCCAGCGCGGATCATCTGTCGGCAAGGTCAGCCCCTCCAAGGCTTGGTGTTCCTGTCGGACACGATCATCGCCCACGGTACGGTATTCCCAGAATGGGAACACGTTTATTTGCGCCATAAGGCGCCGGTAGGTGCTTACCGATTCGGCCACGGATACGGCCGTATTGTACTCCGTGCGCAGCCATTGCTCATTGTACACCTTCAGCAGCGCTCTGGCCTTCTTTCTGAAATCGCTGTAGCCCTTGCTCTCGCGGAACAGACGGTTCAACTCACTCACCTCGGCCAGTGTTTTGGCGGCTGAGAAATGAAACAGGTTTTGCTCCAAGGCGGTGATGTAAGCATCATCGTTGGCATTGTAGACAAAGCCGCTATCAGCCAGCCGGACGTCCGCGCGGCGATAGCCCTTTCGCAGTCCGCGGATGAGCTCCGTGTGGGTGTAGGCAAACAGGTCGGCGCTGAAATAAGCGCGGCCCTTTGTCTCAATCGTCTGTCGGATCAGGGCATCCGCAAGCGTGGCTTCCGAGAGTGTGAGGATGTCGGATGTCGCCCGGCCGTATGACCGGGCGGGGACGAAAAAATCGAACAACCGGGCAAAGAAGTTGCTGCGGTCGCGATCCGCATGTTTCACTTTGCGACTTGTCGGCGCATCATCCTCCGCGGCCTTTTTGTCAGGCTCTGGGGCATCTGCCTTGCCTTCGTCGAGGTCAGCTTCCTCGTCCGTTTCTTCTTCCTCATTATCCCCCTCAGGCACGCTAAAGAGTGGCTGCGCCTGTCGACGGGCGATAGGCTCGCCGGGCTCGGGTAGAGGGATGTTGTACTTTTCATGCAGGTAGCTCTGCGGGATGGGTAGGATGTCCGAGAGTTGGATGATCTCGTGCACCTCGAGCTCGCGTTTGGCATCCATGTAGCGGAACTTTCCGCCGGTAACAGGGTAGCCGCGGCGGATGAGCATGGGCACGAAATAGCGATTGAGCATGCGCTCCACGAACCGCCTATCGGCGCGGTGCTTCTTTTCTTGAACAGCCATGTGCACCTGCCCTTGCGCCAGCGAACTGCCGTCTACGGTGGTCATCGTCTGCCCCAAAATGGTGATCAGGATTTCCTCCGTGCAAGCCTGCCGGAACTCTTTATATAGAAGCCCGTTGCCAGACGCTGCGTTGGCTTCCTGCGTGGCCTCCGTCTCCTTGGGGATAACGAGATAAGGCGCCGATCCGGCCGTCTCAAAAGCACGGATCAATTCGCGGCGGCTGGCTTCATCCATTGCGCTGTATTTGCCGATGCGCAGGGGCATGCCGAACAACTCGACGAACTGCGCCCAGTCGCCAAATCCGCCGCGTTTGTAGATGACCAGTGGCGAGACCTTCAGCAATAGCCCGAGATCGTCGTCTTTGCCCCACTGAATGACCCGATCATCACCGGCGTAGGAGATACCGCGATCATCCGTCTGCTGCCTTACGATCTCTTTCAACTTCGGGCGGATGTGCTTCCGATTGATAGACGTAAAGCGGAAGGCTCGATCCTCATCAAAATCGAACTCATCGACGGAGATACCCCAGAATTTGGCCATCATAATCTCGCCGATCAGTTCCTCGAACTCGACCGTATCCATCAGATCATACATCACATCCACGTCTTTGTTGTCGATCGTGAACGATAAATCGGCGTCTTTGACGGCGTCGATACGTTTATCGATGGCGTCGGCGAGCACGCCATCCAGCAGGATGTCACTATACAGGTCGTAGAGCTTTGTACGGTTACCGTTGTCGGCCATACGCAGTGCGGAACGCCACGCGGCCACATCGTGGACGGTGCGCACCACAGGCTGCACAATGATCTGCGTAGAGATGGGGCCAGCGGCGGCCTGTTTATGCTTCGTTTTATTGCTCATTAAATGGCGTTTAATCGATGTTTAATCAGTGCTTAATAATGCTGGCCGCGTTTGGGATTGCTGCCAAAGTGGATCTTTCCGATCGGCGACTCATTGCCGGGCTCAGCAGTGCGCGGGGGTAGGTCGGGCGAGAGATCGCCCTTTTGCACAAGTCGCAGCCACGCGATGGCACTGTCGTAGCGCTTTTCGCGCAGTTCCATATCGATACAGGCATTCCCGAGGTTCACAAAGTGCCACACGGCAATGTCTTTGACAAATAGCAACAACAGCGCATTGCGCGCCTCACCCTCGGCCGAGAAAATGGCAGCTGTGTCGAAGTCATGCAAGTAGCTTTTGGCCTCGGCAATGGCAGCATCGATGGCGGCCACGGGTATGGCCTCCGTGTCGCGGCTAATGACGGCCACCGTCTCGTCATGCAGGTGGGTATAAAGTTCGTCGACGGTCAGAAACATGGGAGGAAGAAGTGAAAAACGAAAGATGAAAAACTAAGCCTGCCCGGCGCTCAGCTGGGCGATGATTTCGCGCTCGCGGTCGGAGATCGCCCACGTCACGCTGGCAGCCTTTTCGGCTTTAAGGCGGTCGGCCTCACGAAGGGCTTCTTCCATGCGGCCGGCTTGTCGGTCAGACAGCAAAAAGCCACCGCCGTAGATGCCTCTTTTCGATGTTTGCTGGCTGTCCAGACGGCGGACAAACGTGGCCTCATTGCGAGGGATTGAGAGCGCTACGCCGTGGCTGGCGCAGCGGGCCAGATCGGAGAATGTCAGCAAATGCGAGGGGTAGCTATAACGCGGCAAAGGATCTTTGCTACGCGCAGCAGCGGTGAGACGTTCGTAAAGATCGGGCACGGACATAGCCAGCACGTCGCCGAATAGGTTGCTGGCAAAAGAGGTGCGCACCGCGGCGCCGTTCTCATAAATCACATCCGCGCCGCAAACGAGGCGCGTGTAGGGCGCATCGAGACCCAAAATCGTCTTATGCTGAGCGAACAGGAAGAAGCGTACGCCGCGCTCTAAGTACCACCGTACGATCTCGGCGAAAATCGAAAACGGCGGGTTGTCCACCACGACACACCCGTCGGGATATTCCACTTCGCGGTAATCCGTATCCGGCCAAAGGGGGCGTATTATCTCGGCGCCGGCGAGGTCGACCTGATCGCTGAGCCAGCCG